CAATGTTTTTATCAAAAGATCTCCAAATCTCTGTAACAGGAACAGTACCATCAGCATTCATTCCTCCTTTAAGCATTAAGTCTGCTCTAGAAGAAATAGAATAATGAACGTGTGCTTCAGCTCCTCCTACAAAGTTGTAGAATTCACGGAAACCTGTTCCTGTTTGAATATCTGAAAATCTTTCACCATACTCACCACGTGCAGAACCTTTTCTAAAGTATCTTGTACCATGTGCTAAGTATGCAGCAGTCATAACTGCTGAATTACTATTATTAACTATTTGAACAGTGTATTGATAACCATCACCTACTTGTATAATTGGATCTGCTGTAATATACAGCTCTAATCCATTATACTTATCATAAGTAATAATATCACCATGTCCAAACTCACGACTACTAAGTAGTATTGGAAATGTACTTCCATCAATACCTCTATTAGAGTCTGTAAAATCATCTATCTCACCCAATGAGTAAGGTAGGTCTTGTGCAACGGGAGTTTGCCATTTATACTCACCACGTGCATTATCCACCATAATTGTATTCTTTCCACCAAAAGATGCTAATTGATATAAAGGCATTTCTACCTTTTGAGCCATAGCCCATATATCAATTGGACCCATATCCATAGGTTCAGCAGAACCTAGCATTTTAGTCAAGTGATAAGAATCAACATGTGAACTAGCATTGTAGTTAGTATCACGAAGGAAAATCCCATTATTTAAAACTGGAGTTGCCATAATTTGATTACTATTTTAAATTGTTATTACTAATTAATTAATATATTAAAACCTCTTAAATATATTTTTTCCTTTTCTAGGTAATTTTCTTGACCTAGTTTCTTTTTCTTTTATTCCTGTAGAAGGTGTACCTTTAGAAGCTTGAGCAGTTTTAAGTTTTCTAACCGTTTTTTCTACTGCTTTAGTTTCTCCCTTCTCCATTATTTTTGCCTTATATCCATTTGGATCTGCTAATAACCACAATGCTTCTGTGATTAAAGGATAATTAGGCTCTACAAACTGATACTTTTCTAATAAGTGTCCTAACAAGTTTGTATTCTTTCCTGTTATAGATGGATAAGAAGGTTGAACTAACCCGTTATATAATAAAGATTGAGTTTTCTTATCTATCTTTGTGTCATTTATTTTACCATCTTTTAATGTATTATATACATTATTCATATAATTTTGTGATGCTTGTTCTTGTTGTTTCTTTTTCATCTCTTGTTCTTTCAACTTTTGTGCAACAACTTTTTCTTGCATCTTATCTAATTTTGGCTTAAATTTTCTAGCTTGATTTTCAAGCTTTCCTAAATCTTTCCAAACTTCTATTTCTTCAGTTATTTCTTCAGCATTCCCAAATCCAGTAGCACCTAAGAAATCTCTTACAATACGTTCTTGATCTGTTTCATTTTTTATATTTAATTCTCTCTGTTCTTCAACAGTAGACAAGGCACCAAATAAACCTTTTAAATCTGTTCCTCCATCTGCAACATATCTTGCTGCTATTTGGAGTTCTTCAGGCAAACTTTCAAAGAACTTCTTAGGGGTTTCACGTCTAACTGAATTAGCTTTTTCCTCTAAGTTAGCTTGAATTAATTCTTCCCAATCTTTAGGAGTATATTCATCAAAGCTTTTTTCATCATCAAAAGGAATTATTTTTTCATCTTTAATTAATTTGCTAAAGACATCTGCAATTCCTTGTATTGGTTTTCTACCTTTTTTTGATGTTGTAGATAATGTTTCTTCTGTTTCATCTATTTGATTTAAAACTTCATCTAAATCTACATCTTCTTTTTTAGTAGTTTCTGCAACTGGAGTTTCTTCTTCTTTTTTTTCTTCTTCTTTATCTGTTTCTTCAGTTTCAGTTTTAGCTTCAACATTTTCTTCTGCTGGTTTATCTATAAAACTAGTATCAGTTTTTTTAGATCTGCTAAATATATTTGGTTTTTTATCTTCTTCAGGCAACGTTATAGAGTCTCCTCCAGGTGCTGCATTAAAAATATCATCTAAGTTGACATCTACTTGTTCAACTTTTGTTTCTACTGTTTTGGTTTCTTTTTCAGCCATAGCAAATTTGGTTTTTAATGGTTACATATATAATATACAAAAGTTTTTTAACTAAACCTTAAAAATTTTTTTCAAAATAAAAATTTAAAGGAGTATATAGCTAACGTTACTTTTTCTTCTTTTTATCTTTCTTTTCAGACTTTTTTGGATTATCAAATCTATTTTTATTTTCACGTGCAATTTCCAAATTAGTCTGTGCAACTTCACGTTGAAGATTCATCTTATCTCTGTCAAGATTTAATTTTTGTTGTTTATTATTATCATCTCTAGCTGCTTGATCTCTTTTAAAATTCATTTGATCTTGATATTGATCTCTTTGACGCATTTCTTTCATTGAATCTCTAAAGTCACTCATTTTATTTTCATCAAGATCTGTTTGTGCTCCATATCCTGCTGCTCTAATTTCTGCAACGGTAATATCTTTTTGTATTTCTTTATCTTGTTTAATATTTTCAAATTCACGTTGAGCTTGTTGTTCTTGTTGTTGAGCAGCTAATTGTTCTTGCTGCATTTTCTCTTGTGACTGTTGTTGAGCTTGTTGTTGCTGTTGTTGTTTAAGTTCAGCATCTTTAAGTATATCTGAAACTTCAGCAATTGATTCAGCTTTAATAAGATTTCCAAGATCATAAATACTAGCTCCTGAAGTATTATTACTCATTGCTAATTGTTTTAATTGATCAAGAGTAGCTCTATGATTTGTACGTGTAGTACAGAAAACATTAAAGTCTCTCATTAATAATTCAGTACCATTTATAGTAAAGTTTACTTTTTCTGCTTCACTAGATATATAATTTAATCTTACACTTGGAACTCTACTATGATAATATTGAGAAAGATCAGTTCTCATCTGATGTACTCTTGGCATAAGGTTATCAGAATGTTGTATAAAGTACATTTCTGTTTGTGAATAAGAAGCTTGCACTGCTTGTTGTACACCTGTTGCACTTTGTCTAGATATTTCTTGACCCATTCTTTGTGGATTTACACCAATAGCTTCAAATGCTTGAGTCTTAAAATGATTAGCTAATTGTATTCTAGACATTAATCTATTTGTTTGTTCTAGATTAAGTGTTTGATAATGATTAAAGTTTGTGGCATTTTCTGTATTAGTTATAGAAGTATCTAATGGTAACATACCAAAATCTTTCATTGCTACATATGCTTTTGCCATATTATTTTTACCCCAATCTTCTCCCATTGAGTGTCGTGGTAATGCATTCTGATCAAACATAATTACAGTACCAAGTTCATCTACAAGTATATCAGCTATTTGATTATTAACCATATTATAACCAACTTGATATGCTTTCATAAGATCTACTAAAGATGTAGATTTAGTATTTCTATCTGAAAATACTCTACCTTCTATTGGTAATTTAGATCCATATAAATTATTATCACCTTTAAATTGAAATTGTAACCTTCCTGGTTTACTTCTATTTATTCCTAAGTAAATAGGATTAATTTCACTTGATCCTTGTCTCCAATTAGCTGGTAAATTAGGACCTATTTTAACACCACCCCATACTTCATTTATCCATATCCAATCTACATGCTCACCAAATGCTAAATTATCTTTTGTTTTTAATTTAAAAAGATTTGTATTATATATAGGTTTTTCAGTTAGTACAAAATTTTCATCAACTACTTTTTGTATAACATCTCCGTCTTCCATTACTCTAGTTAAATGACCAACTTTTCTTTGTGTTTTCCAATATACTGTAGTTACTCTCATTAAGTCACTATTACCCCATGTATGTACGTCTTCACCTTCTTTTAATATCATATCAACAATATCACCTTGTCCTCCTGGATCATCATAGTTACTTACTAATTGTCTATATTGTAATGAGGGTAGATTTGTATTCCATTTATGAGATTTAGTTGGATCATAATAAGATCCATCATTTTGAAGACCTCTAAGCATATATTGAGCAGACTTTGGAGGATATATATTCTGAAGAGATTTTAATTGATCCTCAGTCATTAAATATCCATATGTATCTATTACATCTGATACAGTCATCATATCACATTTACCTGCCCAGTTTGAATCAGATATATATCTTACACTAGGAGATTTTTGATAAAATGTTAATACAGGATTCCATAATTCTACTTCATAATCATCTTCCATCATTTTAAAATGCCAAAACTCTCTATCACATATAAGCATATCTCTAAAACCTCTTTCTTCTAGTTCATGCATTTTAAATCTTTCTTCATCTACAATTTGTTGATGTGATGCCCATTCTTCTACTAAACTTCTGTAATCTTTTGAAAAAAAGTCTTCTATCTCAGGAAGTGTTTTTAAATTATCTGGTGCTAATTTTTGTTTAGCTTCTTCAGAATTTGGATCCATTCCCATTTCAATCATTTGCATAAGCATTTTTGATTCTGCGTCTGCTAATAAATTTTCTTCAACTAATGCTCTTTTCTTTTCAAGCATCTCATTATATGATGTATCATCTACTGCTCTAAATTGAACTTTAGAATATCTTTTAGAAAACTCACCACATAGTACATTAATAACATTTGGTATAATAGGATAAAATTTTAACTCTAATGCTGAATCATCTTCTTTTGTTAAAATGTCCATTAGGTCTTTATATTCATTGTCCTCTTCAACTATATAATCCGTTTTATCAATTATACCTTTTGCTAATTTAAAATTTTTAAGAATTTTTCTTGAAGTATGTTTTAAATACTCTACACCTTGTAGTTCTAACCAATCTATATTCCAAGCAGCCCAGTCATCATTTTTTTTCTTTGCTGGTAAAAATTGTACTGGCTGTGTTAAAGTAGCATTAGTTGGATAACTTTTGCTATCTGCTTTAGCACCCTGTTTAAGTTGTAAGGCGTTATATACCTTCATAGTATTATTTTTTTAGTGTATAAATTATAGATACATTTTTATAAAAAGAAGTGGTTATCCATTCTGAAACATATCCTGTTGATGTAGTTGTCCAATTTCCCATTACTTTATATTTTTAAAGGGAGATCTTTTATTTTTGCCTTGTAAAGACTTTTTTCTTCTCCCTAAATTTTTAAAAGGTCTCATATTCAATTTATACATTTTTTGTGATTTTTCCAAGTTATCTAAAGACTTATCCTTCTCTTTACGCTTAATATAACCTCTATTAGCTTGTTGAAGCTTTGCAAATGCTATAAGTGCAGAAAATGCTACTAACCTATCTACATTTAATCCAGGAAAATATTGTGACATTTCAATTAATAACATTTTATCTGGAATTCTTTCTACTCCTAATTTTGAGTTCATAACATCTCCTTCTTTATTAAACTCTTGATCTATCTCTTCTCTAATGAATTCTATTGCATAAGAAATTAAATGACTCTTAAATAATGTTCCAGTATTTTTCCAACCATATTCTTGAAATACATTATTATTAGATCCAAGATCTTTTAAGAATACTATTTGTTGTTTTGGTACTAAATACTTTTGTTTTTTTCTAGCAATCATATGCTGAATAAAAAGAGATATATTGTTCTCTACTAAAGTCCAAGCATTATACCATTCTATTATAAGTTCTAATTGTTCATGTGTTTTATTTATATCATCATATCTACCACACCATGCAGCCACAATTTTATCTCCTTCTGTAAATCTTTCTAATCCTGCTGCTGTTTCTTTTGTAACTTCTACAGGATTCTTATATATAAAAATGCTACATAAAGAATCTGATGTAGTTGTTTTACCTTCAGATACAGGGTCAATAGAACCATAGTACATACTAAAAGGTGGATTTTTAATTGGTCTTTCCCATACAACTAATGAACCTGATTTATCTTCCATTTTTTTATCTACAGGAAATTTAGATATAGGTAATTTATCAGTATTACTAAATGTTATACCATCTTTGTCTCTTTCTAATTTAATAAACTCATAAGAGTATTCTTTTTCCTCTATCTTTTTTAATTGTTTAGATATTACGTGTAATGGAAATATTGATTCTTGTCTGTATGCAAAAGCTTCTGCAATATCTATTGGTTTTTGAGATATACGTAATTGGTACTGTTCAGGTGTTAAATCTTTTTTCCATTGTTCTCTTTCTTCTTTAATTGCTTTTAATGCTTCATCAATTAAAGTATTTCCATATTTATCAATAAAAGGTGGCATAGACCATTGTTCTGGAATAAACAAACCACAGCTACCTATAGTACCTTTATCATCCATTAAATTTGTTTCAACAGCAAATATATCATTTCCTTCTGGATTTAATATCATTTGCTTTAATGGTTCACATTGATCAAGATCACCAACTGATCCAGCTGCTATAAACATACCTGTAGTCATCATACCAGATGTCATTGCAGGTCTAATGTATTCAAAAGTTTGATCCATTTTAGGAGCAATACCAGCCTCTTCATGAAAAAAATATGTACAAGGTCCACCAACACCAGTAGTAGCATTTTTTTCAAAAGATGCACCTTGAATTTTTGACATTAATCCTTTATGAGTTTTTCTATTATTAATAGTAACTTCAATCTTTTGTTCCCATAATAATATTTTAGAAGGGCTAGTTGGTCTATACCAAGCTGTATGTTCATTAAGAAAAGTTTTATATTCTTCTAAAAATTTCCATGAACCTTTATCATTTATATAGTCCTTAAGTGAAGCACCTATTTTACATATAGATCCTTCTTCAAACCAAAACTGATTTATAATTTTAGCCATGTGAAAATAAGAAGATGCAATCTGACGTTTTTTAAGTATTGCTGCATGTCTATAATGTAACTCTGCTAATAGTTCATATAATGCCATATGATATTGTGCATCTCTTACTTTAGCAAAACCATACTTCTTTTCTTCTTTATCAAAAATTGGTAAAAAGTTTAACCACATATAGTAGTCTCTTGTTACATAAAATACATTCTTTTTACCATAGAATATAACACCTTCTCTGCATTTTTCTTTTTGATCATTCCAATAAATTGTAAAATCCTTAGATCTAAAAGGTTTACTACAATAATAACCTTGCTTATTAAAAATTTCAGCTTGTTCATTAAATAACAAGGCAGTCTCATCAAACTGATACTGCCCTGGTTCTTTAAAAATTGTAAATAAAAATCTTATAAAATCTTCTCTAGTTTCAAAGTTTTTATGAGACCATACTCCTTCTTTATATTGAGGAATTTTTTTATACATATTTTAGTATAAATAACCCTTCATGTAATACAACACAATTTTGACCATCATGTTCTACATTATAAAAATTAGATGTCATTTCCCATTCAACTTCATCTCCTACTTTTATACCAGAAGTACACTCTTCTCCTAATTCTATAATATGTCCTCTAGGGATATCTTGAACTTGTGAATCAGGAAGAATTATTCCTGTATCAGTTGTATCTTTTTTTGGTACTAATTTAACAAGTACTCTTTTTCCAAGTGGTTTAATTTTTCTAGTCATTGTTTTTAAATTTAAATTTATAATTGATCATATGCTAAACCCTGACCACCACGGACAGAGCTTTGTTGTTCATTTTTCATATCAGTGTATGCTCCTTTAAAAGATTGTCTTATTTGATCAAACTTAGCAGCTGTATTAACTAATGCTGTTAAGTTACCATCTC